CTGCTACGCGCCACGTTCATCGGCTGCCAAGAGCATATAATCCCCGCCGATAAAATCCCCGAAGCCGACCGGTTGATCGAGGACAATCTGACGATCATTGCCCAGATGGTCCGCGAAGATTCCGAGATGACGCTGGAGGATATTCTGGACCGCGCCCGCGTTGCCGTGCTGCGAGACGGTGCCAAGGTGCTGATCCTCGATCCTTGGAACGAGATCGAACACAAGCGCAACAAGGACGAAAGCGAAACCGAATACGTCGGTCGCGCTATCCGGATGCTCAAGCAGTTCATGCGCGAGTATCGGGTTGCGATCTGGATTGTCGCTCACCCCGCGAAGCCCGGTGCCAATCTCAGCAAGAAGCACGTCCCCGGCCTTGCCGACATTTCCGGATCTATGAACTGGGCGAACAAGCCCGATTACGGCGTCGTCTGCACCCGCCCCGACAAGGAATCGAATACCGCGGTCGTTTACGTGACCAAGGTCCGCATGGGCTACCCCGGCAAAGAGGGCAAAGTCTCGCTCGCCTATGATTTCCGCACCTCAAGCTATTCCGAAATTCCTTACGGCGCCGACCAGTGACCTTCCAGAAAATGACCAACGACCTGATTTCATACCGTTTAGGAAGGCTGACCATGGACGAGCTACGCAAGCGCTACCCCACATGGACAGTGAAGGACGAGGATGTGAAGTTTTGCGTTGCCGCGGCGATGAATGCTGGAAAGCCCAAGGCATGAGAACGCTGGTGTTCCGACTGGTGCTGGTTCCTCTGATCCGTCGCAACCAACGCCTTCGCGCCGCCGGTCAACTCCCCGACGAATGGCATTGGGCTGACCTCATGGCGATGCGCTGGGGCCTTCTGATGCATCCTGACTACCCGACACCCCCGCATTACCGAGAGGAGAATTGAAGATGGCGGAGTATCGCAAAAAGCCGGTGGTGATCGAGGCCTATCGTTTCGACAACCGCATTTCGAACCGCCCGCCTTTCTGGCTCACCAAAGAGGTTGATGCCGGCATCGTGGAAGTGACCCGCAAGGGAGGACTGGCCACGCACATGACCATCAAAACGCTGGAAGGCGACATGCGCGCCGACCTCGGCGACTGGATCATCAAGGGCACGGCTGGCGAGATTTACCCCTGCAAGCCGAGCATCTTCGAAGAAATCTACGAGGCCGTATGATGGATAAACATAGACTGGTCGGTGAAAGCCTCCCCCCGCTTCCCGCTCCGACGCGAGAGGAGCGCATAGCGGCGGGCGAACGTTGGATTGCTAGTCGTGATCCCGATGACCCGGCATTGCCTGCCTATCGCGCCGCTCAGGCTGCCTGTGTGGATGGCGACCCCGACCACATCATGCCCCCTATCCAAGAACCCGGCCCTCTTGAGGCTCGCGACATGGACGAGGTTCTGCACTGCGCGCAACTCGCATCGTTCGACGAGTTCATTCCGCCACGGCGTTCGTGCGAGGCGGATTGCGCCCGCCACTGGACAGGGGTGCGAAATAGAAACTCCCGCTTTCGTACCGCGCTGATGGCCATCGTGGAGCGCAGTCACAATGACCCGCTCGGATCGTCAAAGGTCATCGACATGCGGAAGCTTGCGGAGGCTGCTCTCTCCGATGACAGCCCTCTTGAGACGGAGGAGGGGGAATGAGCGAGATCATCTCTTTCCAGAAGGCAAAGGAGGAACGCGAGCCCCATTGGTCGGGGCCGTGCGTGTGCCTTGGCTGTCAGCACGAGTGGCATGGCGTCGCGCCAGTGGGGACGATCATCACCGAATGCCCTGATTGCGGGCTTATGAAGGGCCACGTCAAGTTTCTGTTCGGCGCGGACGAGGGCGACAGGTTCTTCGTTTGCAACTGCGGGAGCGAAGGTCTGACTGCCTATGTTCGCAAGGGGCGCTTCCGCATCGTCTGTCTCGCTTGTGGCGTCGATCATACCGATGCGATTTTTGGATGAAAGGGGTCACGGCATAATGGCAAGAGGGGGGAGGCCTGCTGTCACGCGTGCTCGCGTCGCCACATACTGGCATAAGCACGGCCCCGTTCCCGTGCGCCAGATATGCCGCGTGCTGGGCACCGAGCGTTCGTGGACGAAGCGCGCGCTAAAATTGCTCGCAGACAGCGGCGAGATAGTTTTGCCCCCGTTTCAAGCATGATCTTTTAGCATAACTGGATCGCCGAGCTTATAGTCAGGAGCGCTCGGTAATATGCCTGCGGGACGGCCATCCGAATATAGCGAACAGGTTGCGGCAGAAATCTGCGTGCGCCTCGCTGATGGCAAAAGCCTGCGCTCCATCTGTCTCGATGATGCTATGCCGGACAAGGCTACCGTGTTCCGCTGGTTGGCTGCCCATGGGGAATTTCGCGACCAATACACATGCGCGCGTGAAACCCAGGCTGACACGCTTTTCGACGAAATGCTCGATATCGCCGACGACGCTGGGAAGGACATTGTCGAAGGCGCTGTAGACCAAGAGCACATCCAGCGCGCCAAGCTTCGCATCGAAACCCGGAAATGGATGGCCGGCAAACTCCGCCCGAAGAAATACGGCGATAAGGTCGAACACGAGCACAGCGGCGATGTGAACCACACGATCACCAAGATCGAGATTGTTGGGGTCAGGCCCGAATGATCCTGCGTGTTAAGATACCCGACAAGCTTGTCCCTGTTTTTGAAGGCGAGGCGGATGTGCGCGGGTCCCATGGGGGCCGAGGTTCAGCCAAGACCCGCAGCTTTGCCAAGATGACCGCGGTGCGCGCCCACATGTGGGACATGATGGGCCGTGAAGGTATTATCCTGTGCGGGCGGCAATTCATGAACAGTCTGGCGGATTCCTCGCTTGAGGAGATCAAGGCTGCAATCCGCGAAGAGCCGATGCTCCTCGCTCACTTCGATATCGGCGAAAACTATATCCGCACGAAGTCGGGACGCATCAGCTACTCATTTGTAGGACTTGCTCGCAACCTGAACAGCATCAAGTCAAAATCTCGCATCCTGCTAGCGTGGATCGAGGAGGCCGAGCCTGTCACCGAAGAGGCGTGGGTGAAGCTCATCCCGACGCTGCGTGAAGAGGATAGCGAGCTTTGGATCACATGGAACCCAGAGCGTAAGAAGTCCGCGACCAACAAGCGCTTCCATCCGGCGTGCAACGACAATGAGCCCGATCCGCGCGTCAAGATCGTGGAGATGAACTGGAGAGATAATCCCTGGTTCCCGGATATTCTCAACCGCGTCCGCTTGAAGGACCAAGTGGAGCGGCCTGATCAGTATCAGCATATCTGGGAGGGCGACTTTGTCACCTTTGCCGAAGGTGCCTATTACGCGTTCCAGCTCAACCGTGCAAAAGAGCGCGGACGCATGGGACAGCTCGACCCTGATCCGCTGATGACGATCTGGGCCATCTGGGACATTGGCGGCACTGGTTCGAAGGCGGATGCCACCGCGATCTGGATTGTCCAGTTCATCGGTCAGGCCGTCTGGCTGCTCGACTATTACGAAGCGAAGGGCCAGCCGCTCGCAACGCACGTCGAATGGCTCCGCGAGAATGAGTATGGGAAAGCGCATTGCGTGCTGCCCCACGATGGCGCCGCCCATGAGAAGATCATCGACAGCACCTATGAGGGGGCGCTTCGAAAGGCCGGGTTCGAGGTCATCGTCATCCCGAACCAAGGCGCAGGCGCGGCGAAGGCCCGCATCACGGCAGCCCGCAACCTGTTCCCCCAGATGTATTTCGACGCAGAGCTTTGCGAGGGCGGTATCGAGGCCATCGGCTGGTATCACGAAAAGCAGGACGAGGAGCGCGGCATCGGTCTTGGTCCGAACCACGACTGGTCCAGCCACGGCGCCGATGCGTTCGGCCTGATTGCCGTTGCCCGCACGATCATTCTTAACATTCCCGACAATGACAATGACGACTGGCACGATAGCCAAAATTCCGGTCGCTCCAACGTGACTGGATACTGACATGGCCACCGCACCCGAATTGCTCGACAACGATGATCTTGGTGAAGAGGAGGTTCTCCCCGATCGCAAGGACACTCTGACGCTTGGCGAAATCCTCTCCGGAGGAAATCTTGCCGATGTCCTTAGCGAGGCAGAGCTTGGCCGTATCGGCCAGCGCGTTATTCGTGACGTGGAGATTGACGGGATCAGCCGCGGCGGATCGGGCGCTGATTCCGATGGCGAGGGCTGGATCCAGCGTTATCGCAACGCCCTCAAGATCGCGATGCAGGTGCGTGAGGAAAAGACGTTCCCGTGGCCCAAGGCAAGCAACGTCAAATATCCGCTCCTGACGACTGCATCGGTGCAATTCCAGGCTCGCGCCTATCCTGCCATCGTTGACGGGTCGAACCTCGTCAAAGGCCGTGTGCTTGGCCCTGATCCGAGCGGCGAGAAGCGCGCCCGCGCCGAACGCATTGGCCAGCACATGACATGGCAGCTTCTCTACCGGATGCCGGGATGGGAAGAAGAAACCGACCGCATGTTGCTCATGCTGCCCATCGTCGGCTGCGTGTTCCGCAAGACATGGTACGATCCCATCCAGAACGCGAACCGTTCGGAGATGGTCAACGCAGAAGACTTCATCGTCAACTATTGGGCCAAGAACCTTGAGACGGCACCCCGCTATACGCAGGTTCTGCACTACTACCCCTATGAGGTGCAGGAGTTCATCGCCTCCGAACAGTGGCAGCCGATCACGATCGATGACGTGGACGGCGACGATGAACAGGCTCTAGGGGAATATTACGAGCAGCACCGCACGCTTGATCTGGATGGCGACGGCTATCCTGAGCATTATGTCGTAACCTGCACCAAGGAAGGCGAGGTTGCCCGCATTGTCCCATGCTTTGGCCCGGAAGAGGTCAAGGTGATGGCGATGGGCAAGCCGGCCAAGCTTATCGACGTGCTGGAATCTGCTATGGCCGGTCAGCCTGTGGAGGTCGAGCGTGTCATCAAGATCGATCGCCGCCAATATTACACGAAATACGGCTTTATCCCGGCTCCTGACGGCAGTTTCTACGACCTAGGTTTTGGCACGCTGCTGGAAGACATCTCCAGTGTCATCGATACCATGCTGAACCAGATGATCGATGCTGGGGCCTTGCAGAACGCGCAGGGCGGCTTCCTCGGTTCGGGGGTTCAGGTGCGCGGCGGGACTATGCGGTTCACGCTGGGCGAGTGGAAGCGCGTCGATGTCACGGGCGGCAGCCTGAAAGACAACATCGTCCCCATGAACACACCTGGGCCATCGGCGGTGCTGTTCAATCTCCTCGGCATGTTGATCGAGGCTGCCAAGGAAATCACATCGGTTCAGGACGTGCTTACCGGCGAGGGCACGGCAAACCAGCCGGCCACCACCACGCTCGCCCTGATCGAGCAGGGCCAGAAGGTCATGACCGCGATCTTCAAGCGCATCCACCGCGCGTTTGGGAATGAGCTTCGCGTTCTACGCCGTCTCAACCGCGATTATCTCGACGAGGACGAATATTTCCAGCTCAACGACGAAGAGCCGGAAATGGGCGAGGACGGCCAGCCGATGGTCGGGCCTGACGGGCAGCCCGTGATGACATCGGTCGCGAGCATTGGCCGTGCGGACTACGCCGATGAGGATTTGGACGTCATTCCGGTGTCCGATCCCAACCAGGTCAGCGACATGCAGAAAATCGCCCGTGCGGAGGCGATGATGCAGGCGTTCAACGGCGATCCCCTCATCAATCAGAAGCTCATCCGGCAGAACATGCTCGAAGCTTTGGGTGTGCGCGATGTGAAGGCGTATTTCGAGGTTCCGCCGCCGCAGCCCGATCCGGAGGTTCTCGCGAAAGCTGCCGATGCCGACGTCAAGGCGAAGGATGCTGCGACGCGCGCCAAGACTGGCGCCGCAACCGCCGCCCAGAATTACACCAACGCAGCGAAGGGCATGGCCGAACTTGGCCTTGTCGAAGACGCTGCCGTTCTAGCTGCCAAGGCAATCGAGGAGACACCGAATGAGCCTGATGAAGGACAAGGCGACCTTTCAGGAATGGAAGGAGAGCCCGGCAACGCAGGACTTCCTGACCTTCTTGGCACAGCGCCAGCAGGCCCTGATGTTGGCATGGGGCAGGGGACAGAGCTTGACCCCGGAGCAGCAGGCGCAGGCGGTCCTCTTGGGCCAGTTGTCTGAGATCACATTCGACGAGATCGCACATCACTACAGCTTGGAGACTGAAAATGGCTGACGAAAAGAAAGAACCCGTCCCCGCGAAAGTCCGTGAGGAAATGCAGCGCGGTATCCCGCAGCGCAAAGCCGTGTCCTATGCCGATTTGCCCAAGGAAAAGCGCAAGTGAGCATAATGGAGATGCAGGCTGATGGCGCGCTCCTTACCGTTGCGCCGGGGGCTTCGATTGACACGTCGCGCGTCAACACGTCCGGCGTCAATGCCATCGATCTCCGCGTCATCGTCAAGCCTGACGTTGCTGTGAAAAAGATCGGCAGCATCCATCTGCCCGATCAGGAAGTGGACAAGCTCAAGTTCGCCGGGACCAAGGGCACGCTGATTTCGGTAGGCGAAAACGCCTTTCGCGAAGCCTCATCCAATCCATCGTTCGTCCGCCCCGCCCCCGGCGATCGGGTGATGTTCTCCCTCTACGGGGGCACGAAATTCAAAGGCGACGACGGCGAGGAATATCTCCTCATGAACGACGAAGACATTCAGGGCCGATTGGAGGAATGAACATGGCCACGCAATTGCAGGAACAGCCCGAGGTTATCGAGGGCGCAAACGAGCAGGCGGAAGCCCGCGACTTCGACACGGAGGCCCGCGCCCTAGGCTGGGTGCCAAAGGACGAGTTCCGCGGCGATCCTTCCCGCTGGACCGACGCCGAATCTTTCGTGACGCGCGGCGAAACTGTCATGCCGCTGCTCAAGAAGGAAAACCAGCAGCTCAAGGGCAAAATCGAGTATCTGGAACGGACGGTGAAGCGTCTCGCGAAAGCCGAGCAGACGGCTTACACCAGCGCGCTTGAGGACTTGAAGGCCCGCCAGAAAGAGGCCGTTGAGTTCGGCGACGTCGCTGCGTTCGAGAAGATCGACAAGCAGATTGACGGAATGCGCCGTGACATGGCTGACGATGCCCCGTCCGACGATCCGAACGTTGCCTATGCCGAGTTCAAATCGGACAACGAATGGTATGGCCTTGGCGGTCAGGCCGGCGCTTCGGACGTCGAGCGCCGCGCCCGCAACCTCGCCGATACGCTCGCTGACAAATACGCTGCACAGGGTCTCCAGAAGACGATGACCCCGGCGGAGTTCTTTGCGAAAATCGCAGGCGAGGTGAAAGAGAAATACCCGAACCTTGAGGGCGATACGAAAGCTGCGCCGCGTCCGAAACCCCCCTCGGACGTGGCCGGCGTCACCCGTCCCGGTGGCGCTCGAACGGCGAAGACCGGCGTCAATCTCCCCCCAGAAGCCAAGGCACAGGCCCTCCGCTTCTTTGAGAAGGGCATTATCAAGGCGAAAGACAAGGCAGAGGCCTTGGACAAGTTTGCGAAGGATTATGACTGGTGAGCAACATGACCGCATCCCCAAAGCGCCGCGCTCGTCGTGCGGCCGCACCTAAGCCCGAAGCCCCTGTGACGGCCGACACTGCACCTGAGGTCAGCCCGGAAGCGCCGCCAGTGGAAGGTGAGGCGACGGGCCGCCGTCGTCGCCGTTCGAGCGTCGGAGGCCTTAATATGAAGCTCCAGGTCCCCGACCGTCCGGGCTATCATCGGCACTGGTTCAACGACGTTCCGGGGCGTCTTGCAATGGCACACGAATTGGCGTATGATTTCGTTGAAGACCCGAGCATCAAGTCAGACAGCCCGGATAATCGCATTCGTCGTCACGTAGGCACCATCGACGGCAAACCCCTCTACGCTTATCTCATGGAAACCCCGCTTGAGGAAGTCGAGCGCGGCCAAAGGGAGAAGGTGGAGGAAACCCGCGAAGTTGATTTAGCCATCGCAGCTGGTCGGGATTTGGACGGTCGTGTTGAGAACCAATACGGCCACGGTTCAATCCGGTAGGTGATGGCGTCTGTGAAGCACCCCTGATCCTGCCAAGGCTCAAGGGTGCCACATGGCTAACACCAATCAAGTACGGGGTTTCGTCCCTGTGAGTGATGCCTACGGAACGCCGTATAACGGCTCTGTCCGTCTGTATTACCACGCAGCCGACGATGCGACCCCGATCCTCAACGGCGATCTTGTGACGGCCACCGGCGCGTCTACGTTCGTCATGCAGGGCGGCTTCAAGATGAGCTACCCTGTCGTCGCACGAAGCGCCACTGGCGACATCTTTCAGGGTGTCTGCATCGGCGTCATTCCTCTCACCGCAAACGACCCGATCTATGCCCCGGCGAACACCGGTTGCATTGTCGCGGTTGCCGACGATCCGAACGCGCTGTTCCTTGTTCAGGAGCAGAACACCGGAACCCCTCTCACGGCGAACGATGTTGGCCTCAACATCAATGTCGTGGTGAATGCCGGCAGCACGGTCACCGGACAGTCCGGTATGGCGCTGAACAACGGCACCGAAGCCGGGACCAACACGCTCGATCTCAAGATTATCGGGCAATACCTCGCCGCTGACAATGATCTGGGAGCCGACGTTTCGACCGGCGCTCTTCCGGGTCGCTTCCTTGTCCGCATCAACCGCCACCGCTTCGCGAACCAGATCGCGGGCATTTAAGAGGAGTAGAGGACAATGTCCGTCATTACGACCGGTAATGCTCCGAAGCTCCTCTGGCCTGGACTCAATGCAGTCTGGGGCCAAGGCTACGATGAGCATCCCAAGGAATATACCGACATCTTCACGATTGAGACGTCGGATAAGAACTACGAGGAAGACGTGGAAATGACCGGTTTCGGTCTGGCCCCCGTCAAGCCGCAGGGCGCCTCGATCATCTACGACACCGACAACCAGCAGACGGTTACGCGCTACCAGCACGTTGCCTATGCGCTGGGCTTCATCCTCACGGAAGAAGAGTTCGACGACAATCTCTATGAAAGCCGGGGCGTCAACCGCACCCGCGCTCTGGCGTTCTCGATGCGCCAGACCAAGGAGAATGTCGCTGCGAACATCTACAACCGTGGCTTTGACAGCGCCTATGTCGGTGGTGACGGTCAGCCGCTCTTCTCGGCGTCGCACCCCACCTTGTCGGGCAACCAGTCGAATCTCCTGACCGGTGCTGACATGTCGGAAGCGGCGATCGAGGATGGCGTTATCCAGATCATGCAGGCGCGCAACGCCCGCGGTCTGAAAATCGCCCTCATGCCTCGTTCGCTCCACTACGCCCCGGCCAATGCGTTCAACGCCGAGCGCATCCTGAAATCGGTGCTTCAGAACGACACGGCCGACAACGCCGTGAACGCTCTGCGCTCGATGGGGCTGTTCCCGGAAGGCGGCAAGGTGAATCACTATTTCACCGATGCGGATGCATGGTTCATGCGGACGAACATCCCGACCGCCGGCATGACGCTGTTCCAGCGCAAGAAGGCCACCTTTGCTCAGGACGGCGATTTCGACACGTCGAACCTGAAATACAAGGCCTACGAGCGCTATTCGGCAGGGTGGAGCGACTTCCGCGCCGCCTACGGCAACCCCGGCGCATAACCCCCAAGGCGGGGGAGGTCCCCTTTCCCTCCCCCGCCTTGGGG